TTTCTTGTTTGGAGAAAATCATGGAAAAAATTTGCTCTGTTTGTGGCGAGCCTGCTCACCAGTCCTTGGGCGGGGTGCTGTTGTGCACCATGCACGCGGCCGTCATCAGGGATCAGGTTGATAGCATCCGCGCCTCTGGCGGCCATGTTGATGTTGCTCGTATCGCCTATGGCATGCGGGAGCCGGAAACCCAGGCGCAGTACGCCCCTTCGGCTAGTGCGGTGCGCGAGTTTCTGAAAACGAACGAAATCACCGGCGGCGATGCGGCGCGAATGATGTACCTGAGCGGATCGCGCCAAGTCCGGAAATACACCGGCGGGGAAAGTCCGCGCCAGATGGATGGCGCCCGGTGGTTTTGCTTGCATGCTCATGTAATCCTGTCTCCTGATCAAATTCGCGTTATTGAGGCAGCCATGGAGTCCGCGCTCTAACACAACGCTCGTTCGGACCTGCGCGAAAAGCCGCGCAGGCCGCACAGCTAAGCGTTAGGCTTCACGAATTGACGGAAACTTCGGCATGTCGCCAAACCCGATCTGGTTGTCCGTCACCCTCGCGCAGCGCATAGCCAGCATTGCATCGGCCATCATGTACGCATCGAGTGCCAATCCTTCGCGCCAGTGTTCGTCACTCGGCCCGGTTCCTTGCTCGCGGCATCCGGCAAAGTATTCCGCGTAAATCGCAGGCAGTACCGCTACTGCAAATTTGTCTCTGATTTCCATGTCATCATCCTTTTAGCCAGCCTAACTACTCGCTTGAGCGGGACTGTCCCTGCGGGCCAGCCCCTCAGCTCAAACGTTAGGCTGCAACAGGTGCTATTTCTCGCGTCTCGAAACTTCCGATCACCGGCTCCGGTATCTCGTACCCGCCGAGTGATTCCAGAACGTATGCCGGTCTCCCGTTCTTCTTCGCCAGTCGTTGCGCCTCCGCATCGGCTTCGGCACGCACGAAGTGCTGCTTGTTCGGAGCTTGTCCGCCTTCTGCGAACACCATCCAGAATTTGTAGCGTTCCATTCTCTTTCCTCTCAAGTTCCCGCCTAACCCGGCGGTCAAGAGGGACGCCTTCGGCCTGCCGGCCTCAGTCGCCCCTTACCTCTGCGTTAGAAGGCATCAATCGAATGGTCATGCCGTGACCTCAATGTGCTTGTCCGTCTTCCCGACGGCGCACACACGGTACGCGATCGGCGTCGTCACTCCGCGCTTGTCGGTCCTGATCGCCAGCGCACGGGCGCAGGTCTCGCGCAGATCGCACCAGTGGGGGGTCTTTTTGCGCATCGGGGATGGCGTGTCGTAGGCCAGGCAGCGCGGCTCGTTGTCTTGGAGTGTCATGGCATCACGTATCAAGCTTGTCGCCCCACATAATCAGCATCCTGTCCACTTTACTTTCGATCCGTTTAAGAACTTCTAGCGCTTCAGCAGTAGGAACGAACCTGGTTTTTTCTCCAGCAAAAATAAAGTCGGCTTGCCTTTTTGCAATTGCCGCCTGCTGCTCTGCCCGTGCAATTTCTTCTTTTTTGATTGCTGCGGAAACGTCATCGCGCTTTACAAAAATGGTTGTGCCGCGCCCAATCGTCTTGGCGAATACAGGAACAATTCCAAACGTCTTTAGCAAGTCTTGTGCTTTCCCTTTTTTGTGATTTACGCCAAGCATATTCAGGGCTTCTGTTCCACACATTAAATTCTCAGTCATCTTTGTTTTCCTTTTATGGAGTTTGGGTTTTAATTACTTTATCCTCAGCGAAGTGCCGCGATATAGTGGTAGCCATCAGAATGGAATATCGTCGCCAAGATCATCAAATACGGGCTTCGGCTTGTTCTCCGGAGATTTTTGTCTTGGGTTGTATTTTCCAAAGCCGGCGCCTTCGCTGTCGGCTTTCTTCCCGCCTATCAGGGTGAGATCGTTTACGCGAACCTCAAGCGAGTACCGTTTTTGACCTTCTTTGTCTGTCCATTCGCGGTTTGTCAGTTCCCCGCTGACGGCAACTTGATTGCCCTTGGCCAAATACGGGAGAACGGATTCACCACGCTTGCCCCAAATGCTGTAGCGTATCCATGTTGTGACTTTTTTGTCTCCAAACCCGGAGTCAACTGCGCCGTTAAACGTCACGACAGAATCCCCGCTGGCGGTGTGTTTTTGTTCTGGATCGGTACCTAGCCGAGCCACCGCTGAAAAGACGTTCACTTGTTTTCTCCTTTCTCAAGCCCGCGCAAGAATTCATCATCCGGGTCAGCCGCAGTCGGCTCGGGCTGTGAAATCTCTCCTGTTTCCGCGGCGACCGCTTGTGCAGCCTTGCCGCGCAGCTTGGCCTTAACGGCTTCGGTGCGGGAGGCCATCGGCAACAAATCAGCGGCCGGCGTGATGTCTTTCTCGATGATCCTCTCTGCCTCGTCCTGATCGAACACACCGACAAATCCGAAGGCCAGGCGGGCGCACTGAATCATTGATTTGTGGCGGAGCATGCGGCGGGGGTGGGATTTCCACGGGGCCGCTTCACGTCGGCATTCGGAAAGGTATTCCGTTACCTTCGTCGGATGCGCGCGGTCTTTACGGTAGATCACGCAGGTGCATGATTCAGCATCCTGCTCGAATTCCATGCCGTCGAATTCCGGGCTGTTGTTGATGATGCGCGCCCATCCGTCGACGCCGATCACCGGGACGATGCCGTTCTGGCGATCGGGGAATGCGTAAATTTCCTTGGTGAATGGATTGAGGTTGTATTGATCTGCAACCACAAGGAGCGCGAGCATTTGCTCGTTGCTGACATCGCCCTTGAACGCAGTTGCTTTGAGCGTTGCCAGCATCTTTGCCGGGTCTACCGAATAGCGGGTGGCGATTTTTGCCAAAAGACTTGGCGCTTGGGCAGTGGTTACTTCGTTGGTCATTTTTCATCTTTCAGCAAAAAGCGGCGGCTTCCGGCCGCCTCGGTGGTGAATTGTTGGACCAGCTCTTTCGGTGCCGACAGCGCCTCGGCGACGGCCTTCCAGTCTGTTTTTGTCGTGGCCTTCGCGCTCTTCCAGGTGGCCAGCGTTTGCCCGCCCATGGTCAGGGCTTCCGAGTCCGCCATGTAAGCCTTCAGGGCTAGGGAAATGGCCTCAGCGTCGGCTTCCCGCTCTTTGATAACACTGCGGATTGCCCGCAGTGCGTCGACAGCGCGAGACATCGTGTAATCGGCCTCGATTGTCTTGAGCGGCGCGCTGCGCGGATATAGCAGCCGGATATCATCTTCGTTCATTGGGGCCGGAGCCACATCGGCAATGACATGGTTTCGCCACCATTCAGCGGCTCGGGCGATTATCATTTCTTCCAGCTCCGCGTCGCGTTCCAGATGGTAGACGCGCAGTTCGCTGTTGCCGAACAGCACAGCCAGATCAGCATGCTGGCAGCCCGTCAGAATCCTGTATGTGGCCACTTGGACAAGGTACGCCATCGGCACCTCGTCAGTTCCTGCCGGTCCCCACTCGTCCGCGTTGAAAGCGGCAAAGGCGTTGGCGGTCTTGGCTTCTAGCAATCGGTCAGTGCGAATCTCGCCCTTGTGGCTGGCTTTCTTCTGTCCTTCCGGGATCACCAGCCGGTCGACGTGCCCGATCAGCGGGGCGGATTGGTGCCGTAGCATGGCCGTGTAGCGCTCTACGGCGTTGCCGGTCTGCGCCTCATATTCATCGGCCACAAACTGCTCAGCGAATGAGCCGAAACGCATTGCCAGGCTTGATTCAATTGGCGCAGTGCGCCCGGTTTTCTCGGCCCATACGTCGACCGGCGTCCGGTACTTGGACATTCCGAGAATAGCGCCAACATCCGAACCGCCCAGACCGGTCAGGCGGTTGGCGTGGAAGGTGGCCAGACGGTCGGGGGCGTTCACGGTGCCCGCCTGTCGCTAACGTCAAGCATCTCAGCCATCAACGCGGCCTTCTCTTCCGACGTTACCGCGAACTCGACGGCGGCCTTCGCTGCCTCGGCGAAATCGCGCTCATGGCGCCGGAGTTCGGCGTCGCAGCCCCAGCACAGGCCCTTGCGGTATGCCTTGTACTTGCCGCACGGGCAAACGTCGTTCTGGCTCATCTCAGCGCCCCCAATTGGCG